ATAAGTTTGAGGGCGGTGGGCTTTTGTCGGCGCTTGGCAACTTGTTTATGAAGCCAATGCAGGCGCAGCAAAATGTTGAGCGGATTGGCGATAAAGTTCGCGCCGAAAAGCTGGGCATGACAACTGGTACGCCAATTACGGAGTATAGCGACAGCTTGTTACCGCCAGTCGTTCCAAAAGTTCTTGATGAAGCACCCGTTGGCACAGGTAATCCTTTGGTTGATCGGATTATTGAGGATCGTAAAGAGCAAGTTGTAATGGACCAGCCCGTTCTTCCAGCAGACTTTCTTTCACCTGTATCTCCCAATGCTCTTTCGGGCGGTACAGTCCAGCCTATACCTGCAAGTTCTCAGCAATCAAATATTAGCGCAGGTGGATTGCTTTCAGCACCTAATATGCCAGTGCGTGAGGGATTACCGTTGCCGCGTGATGCTGAGGGCATTTTAGCTCCTGAGTTACCTGCATCAGAACGCAATACGGAACTTGTTTCATTCAACCGTCGCATGGAAACTGTGCCAGAGATGCTCCGTGGTACTGAGGTTGAGGGTATGTACCGTGATTACGTATTAAATGGTGGTTTAGGCACTTTTCAGCAGTTTACAACCCAAAGCATGGCAACAGAAGACCCTACAGTTAAGCGATCACCTACGCCACCTGCGCTAACATCTCCAGATTTACCAATCGAGGTGCATAAGCGGAACAATACAAAGAGGATTGTACGCACAGAAATTATGCGTGAACCATCATTGCGCAAAGGACTTGAAGAGCGTTTTGGTGTAGACTTTGTTCGTGAGGCTCTTGGGGAAGGTGTCAGTTTCTAATGCCAACTAAGCGCAAAAAAGGTCCAAATCTTTCTGTCGGGCGAGGTGAAAAGCTACCCGCCAGCAAAGGTGCTGGCCTTACGGCTAAGGGCCGCGCGAAGTACAACAGGAAAACTGGGTCTAACTTAAAAGCGCCTGCGCCTAACCCAAAGACCAAGTCTGAAAAGGCGCGTAAAAAATCATTCTGCGCAAGATCAAGCGGATGGACAGGTGAGCGTGGTAAGGCTGCGCGTAGAAGATGGAAATGCTAGATGGCACTTGCAAATTATGATGACTTAAAAGCAAGCATTGCGGATTTTTTGAACCGCGATGATTTAACTGCAGTAATCCCTGATTTCATTACGATGGCAGAGGCAGACATGAACCGCAAGGTTCGCCACTGGCGCATGGAAAACCGTGCCTCGGCAACAGTTAATACGCAGTATAGCGCTATACCGACGGATTTTTTAGAGCCTATTCGACTTCATTTAGAGACTGGTGATTACCAACCACTAGAGCTTTTAAGCCAGCAGGAAATGCAGGCGCGTCGTAAGGGCAATCTTAACACAAGCGGAAAACCTGCGTTTTATGCGTTTACCCAAGGTGAGATTGAATTGTACCCATCTCCTGATGGGGATTATGGCTTGGAGATGAATTATTACCAAAAGATACCAGCTTTAAGTTCATCTCAAACTAATAATTGGCTTTTGACTAACTTTCCTGATGCTTACTTGTATGGCTCTCTTGTTCACTCTGCGCCATATCTAGCTGAGGATGTCAGGGTTGCTGCATGGAGTACCTTTTATCAAAACGCATTAGGTAGTATAATGGCTGAAAGCGATCAGGCTAAGTTTGGCGGTTCAGGTCGCCGTATGAAGATTAGGGCATACTAATGGCTACTATTACTTTACGCGATACAAAGGGTGCGCCCCTCACGCATGATGAGGTGGACGCCAACTTTACCAATCTTAACACTGACAAGCTGGATAAGAAGACTGGCGGTACGGTCATTGATAACATCAAGATTAACTTTGGTGACGATGATGATCTGCAGGTCTACCATGATGCAGTAGACACTTACATTAAGAACACAACTGGTGAGCTATACATTCTTGGTGACAACATTACGATTGGCGCGGATGATCCAAACAAGCCAACATTCTTGGCTATGGATGAAAACGGCTCTGTTGAATTGTATTTCAACAATACCAAGAAACTAGAAACAACAACTGATGGCATAACTGTCTTTGGTCAGATCACAGCGACTGAGGCTGTTGAGTTAGAAGATGACTTGGTTGTTGGTGGTGCGATTGAGGCTGCGGGGATTACGGCGACTGAGGGCGTTACTGCAGCGGGTACGTCGGGTTTCGGTAATATTCAGGCAACTGGTTACATTACTGCGGTAGGCAATATTCTTACTCAGGGTGAGCTTGCTGCCGAAGGTAATATTACCACGGACGAAGATTTAATTGTTAATGGTTCCATCAACGGTGGGGCTATAACGTCATCTGGGACAATAGTATCGCAAGGTGCTATAACTTCAGGTGGCGATGTTGTTGTGAATGGAGCGCTAAACGTAACAGACGCAACTACAACTCGCGCTAACCTCAACGTCGATCAGGCGGGTGAGGCTCTGGCGTTTGCTATAGCCTTGGGATAAAGGAGATTAAACATGGCTGATGCAGCAAAATGCACAATGGAAGTTACCGTTCTTCCAGACGAGATTGCAAAAACATTCTCGGCAACCACAACGGTTACACCAGAAGACGTGAATGACAAGTGGTACTACAAGCTGTCATCTGTCGACAACACAAGTTCAGATTTGATTGCTGGCTCATTTACTGACTACACGGCAGTAGATAGCTCGACAGCGCCAAGTGCAATTGCAACAACTGACACTGTTAAGTTCTTGTTCATCAAGAATGTGGACGGTAACAGCGGTACAATTTACGTTACACTAGACGGCACAGCAGCGACATCAAGTGTGACGGGTGCGGTTGTAATTGGACCAAATGAGAGTTTTGCGGCTCGTATTCCAAACTCAACAGTAGCTGACATTAACGCAATTTCTTCAACTGGTTCAGTTGAGGTAATTGTGGCTGCGCTGATTGACGATCTGTAAGTATAGGGGGTAGGCCGCAATGGCTAATACATTTAAGAACTACACGGCTTCCTCTGTTGGTCAATCAGAAGAAACCGTTTACACGGTGCCAACAGGTACGACTTCGGTGGTTATTGGATGTAACCTAGCCAATGTGACTTCCTCTACAGTAAATGTTTCTGTTAAGGCCGCGCACGTACATATCGTGAAAGATGTAGCGATACCAAGCGGCTCGGCCTTATCAGTCTTAGATGGTAAGGTTATTTTGTTAGAGAATAACCCTGTCACCATTGAAAGCGACACGGATGAAAGTGTCGATGTTATTCTAAGCGTACTGGAGCAAACTTAATGGCTGGTTTTATTGGTTCACGTCAGGTTGCTCTAAAGGCAGACAATGACAAGTTGACTGTAACTGGCGATATTAACTTCGATGGCATGATGAATAACGACGATAGCATTGATGCAGACAAGACGATTGCATCTGGTCGTAATGCAATGGTGATCGGGCCTGTCACCATCAATGCAACTATTACAGTCAATGGCACGTTTACGGTGGTGTAATGTCAGAGATATTTGTTGATACAATCAAAAACAAAGCTGGGTCTACATCGTTAGATAGTGACAAGCTGCCTGATATGTTGAGTGGGTCAGCTAAGGCTTGGGTGAACCTTGAGCAAATAGGCACTCAGTCAATTCAAGATAGTTTCAACACATCTTCAATAACGGACATTGACGTGGGTAGAACAACCCCAACGTGGACAAACGCAATGAGCAATAGCAATTATGCTGCATCTTTTGCTGCGTGGGACACAACGTATTACATAACAGTATCTTGTGGCTCTTCCAAAACAACTACTGGATATATGTACGCTTGCTCTCGAGCAGGGACCACAACCAAAGAGGATTGTGATGAAGTCCACTTATTAGCCCACGGAGACCTAGCATAATGGCAAGTATCATTAGTGTAGACACCCTCCAAGATAGTGCTGGCAGCAACGAGATTACGACTGCCAATGTAAAGACTGCGTTTGATGATCGGGTGAAGGCTTGGGCCAACCTTAATGGCACAGGTACAATTGCTTTGCGTGACAGCGTCAATGTTGCAAGTGTTACAGATAATGGTACAGGAATTTATACGTTTAACTTTAGCAACGACATGGCAAATACAAATTATTCTACAACCTCTGCATCAAGAAACCGTGCTACAGGCTCTAATAACAGTTACACTGCAACCTCATCTAAAAGAATAGAATTGTGGGAACCTGCAAGTTCCCCTGCATTATCTGACACAGATGAAATAGCAGCTACAATCCACGGAGACTTAGCATAATGGTTAGCATCATCAAAGTCGATCAAATCCAGAATACCAGTGGCACTGGTGGGCTAACCATTGATGGTAACGGATATGTAAAAAGACCATTACTTCCACGATGGAAAGCACGAAGTGGCCCTGTAACTACGGCTGGTTATTATGGCAATGCTTATATTGGTTGTAGAGTTGAGAGTGACCCTACAGGTAATTACAGTACATCAAACTTGAACTTTACATGTCCTGTTGCTGGAACGTATGCAGTTTTTGGACAAGCCTTAAACTACAACAACGTCACAAGTGAAATTCGTTTGCATGTAAACGGTTCTACAACTGCATTGCTTAACGGTTACACTTACACAGAGGGTTCTACTATTGGCAACACCACAATCAACTTTATGACATACGTTGAAGATGTGGATGTCGGTGACACTTTGGCGATCTACTGTTCTGGAGCAAATGCTTGGTACAGCAACGGAAACGATGGATATAACTTCTGGGGCGGCTATTTTATAGGATAGTACAATGACAACAATCGCAAACGCATTAAAGGACATCTAATGTCAGGATACATCGGCAGCATCCCAGTTCCACAGGCTACGCAGGTAAGCCAGAAGTTTGAAGCAACTGCGGGGCAGACAAGTTTTACCACAGTAGGGTTTACCTCTGGCTTCGTTGTTGTTTGGCTGAATGGGGTCAAGCTGGTTCCTGTTGTTGATTACAGCGACACTGATAACGTCAACATTGTACTCACGAGTGGGGCCGCTGCTGGCGACACACTTGAGATACTTGCTTTCGAGACATTCCAAGTAGCCAATGCAACTGGTGGTGGTTTCTTTAAGGGTGACAATGGCGACACAGGTGATGCTAATACGGGACGTGGAGACATTTTCCGAACGCATGAGCAGCAGTTAGATACTGACGTAACGATAGACGCTACAGAGAATGCAATAGCAGGTGGCCCACTGACCGTGGCCTCTGGCGTAACACTCACCGTCACAACTGGGGGGAACCTTTCAATAGTATGACTTGGAATATTCCCATAAAGCCTGATGATGCTTGCATACAGTATTTAACTAGCAACTATCGTTACGATGCTCTTACTGGCCTATTTTATTGGATTAAAGATGGCGGGACAGGTAAGTCAAAGCACTTTTCTGGTGACGTTGTCTCTGGCAAGTTTGGCGGCGGATACCTAAAACTATTTTCTGGCTCACGTTATCTCAATGCTTCTCATGTTGCTTGGTGGTTTACGCACGGGGAATGGCCTTCACAAACTGTAGACCACATAAATAGAGACAAGCATGACAACCGCATTCAGAACCTTAGACTTGCCAATGCATCGGAGCAATCAAGTAATCGAAAGGGCTGGAATGCAGAGGGTTTGCCAAAAGGTGTTCAGCGCCGTGGAAACCGTTTTCGTGCTTACAAAAACAAGACACACCTTGGTGTTTTTGCTACAATAGCAGAGGCCAAGCAAGCATACGAGGTCGCACATGTCTGAGATTAGAGCAACAACAATTAGTGATGCGGCTGGTACTGGGCCGATTGCGCTAACAGGGCAAGTTCCTGCTAAGATGTGGGCAAGATATAACGGTAGCTCAGTTACATCTGACAGCTTTAATGTTTCTTCGACAACCGATCATTCAACGGTTGGTCGTACTGATATAGCATTCACAAATAGCATGGCGGCATCGGATAGTTACGCAGCAGTCTCTACGTGTAACGGTACAAGTGCTGATAGATTTGTTACGGCTTCAAATATGGCATCAACAGGATTTACTACTTATAGCTTTGATGGAGCAACTAGAACTGACTTACCTATTGGTACAGTTGCAATAGGAGACCTAGCATGAGTACACTAAAGGTCACAAACATTCAGGCCACAGGCGAAACAGCTAGTCGTGCAGTCTCAGGGGTTGCGGCGGCTTGGGTATATGCACAACAAAGAACGGCTACTGTTGAGATAAAGGGTAGCTACAATGTAAGTTCATGGTCAGACGATGGGACAGGCCGAAGCACGACTAATCTCACTAATTCAATGGATAATACGACTTACCATGTTGGGGGTTCTAGTTCTTACGATAGTACTGTAGGCAATAATCAAGGCGGTGAAGATGAAATATGGATTGTAAGTGCATCTTCTACCAAACACGAAACATGTCAGAATACCACCTATTTAGATTGTGACTTTTTATTTCAGACAGTTCACGGAGACTTAGCATGAGTACACTAAACGTTTCCAACATCACCGATGGCACAGATACAGTATCAACTGGCTATGTCCTGAATGGGTCTTTAAGGCATTGGGCCAATGTTGAGCAAGCTGGTACTCAAGCTGTTCAAGATAGTTTAAATAATTCTAGTATTACTGATGGAGGCACTGGGGAAACGCAGTATACATTTACCACATCTTTCTCTGCAAACGATTATGCATGTACATGCGCATGTGAAAATGACAACAATTTTGCTGGTATTAATACAGACAGAACTGCAAGTAATGTTGAAATACACAATAACAATCATGATCAAAACGCAGAAGATCACAATCAAAACGTAATGTGTACAGGAGAATTAGCATGACCAAGCATCTATGGGAACGCCTACTAGAAGCTAAGTCACGGCTAGAGCCTGTGCAGTCTAAGTATCGTGTGCTGTTCGAAGACCCTGCCACACCAGACGAACCAGCCAAGGTGCTTGTGCCTGATCCTAACTGGATGGCTGCAGCACTAGAGGGTGACATCTTGCCACCTATTGACACCTATCAGCGTGACCGTGATGTGCCTGACGGAGAGCCAAAGGAACACCCATACGCAGAACCTATCGGCCCTATGACCGAAGAGGAAGCGATTGAGTATCTGGTAATGAAAGACATAGACCCTGCTGTATGGCGGGACTACAAAGGAAACAGAACGATCATGAAGATTGTCCCTGTTGAAATGATCCCTAGCGATCGGTCATTTAGAAACGCATGGAGAATTGCACAATGACAACCACATATATCAACATCAACGGAGATGTACGTGATGCATCTTCTCTAACAGTTCCAACAGACCGCACATTCCGTGGGGCTTGGTCATTCGACGGCGATGCTGTTGAAGTAGACATGGCGGCTGCTCGTGACATCCACAAGGAAAACCTACGTGCTGAACGTAAGCCACGCCTTGAAGCTCTGGACGTGGAGTTCATGCAAAAGCTAGAAGCTGGCGAAAGCACAACGGCGACAGCAGCAAGTAAAGCAACACTGCGTGACATCACAGACGATGCACGTATTGCTTCAGCAGCAGACCCAGATGCACTAAAGGCGTTGGACTTAGCAACCCTTCTAGGAGAGTAACACATGAGCAAGGCACGACAGTTAGCAGACTTAGGTAACGTCTATGACGATGGTGCCTTGTCAAATCGTAACCTGATTATCAATTCACATTTTTCCGTTTGGCAGCGAGGTACTACATTTTCTCAAGATACACTTAATGCTAATAATATATACACGGCAGACCGTTGGAATTTCGCAAGAAACGGAAATGATAAAAACTGCACCGTTACTCAAGTTACTGGCGATTCAAGTCAATATGCTATCAAAGTTCAAAGAGATTCAGGTGACACTAATGATGGTGTTATTGGTATTTCTCAGTTTTTTGAAACAGCAGATGTAATTAAGTTAAGAGGAAAGAATTTAGTTGCTAAGGTAAGATTAAAAGTTGGATCAGATTATACAGGAGGTGATATTCAAATTCAATTTGCAACTACCTCTGCTAGTGAATCTTCTTTTACAAAAAATTCAGCAGGTAACATTGCTTCAGGTAATGCAGACTATGATAGCAATTCTGTAGATATAACTCCCACAACTTCTTTTGCAGATTATACAGTAGACTTAGGTTCAGTTGCTTCAACGGCTAATGTTGCAAACATTAGAATATGCTACAACGATGCCACAACTGGAACGGCAGGGTCTGACGATAGCTTTACTGTTGATGCAGTCCAACTAGAAGTAGGCGACACAGCCACCCCCTTCGAACATCGGTCATACGGGGATGAACTGGCGCGGTGCCAGAGGTATTTCTATAGGCAAATTAGGACAAGAGGTAGTGGAAATAGTGATGCAGGTTCCAATCATTGTATTTATTCCCACTCTTTACCTGTTGAAATGAGAGCTGAGCCTACCTGCTCAGATTATAATGATTCTACTAGCATCTCTGGCGTAACCAGCCACGCTTTCTCTAATATTAAGAAATGTCATGTTGCTAAGATTGGAACAATACAAAGCGGGTATTGGTATTACAATTACGGCTTTGATGCAGATGCGGAGTTATAATTTATGGAGCAAATAAACATTACATCAGCGCAATACACACTCGACATAGATGGTGTAACTAATGCTAGCATCAAAGCTACTATTGACGGACACGAACTATTCGTCCCCCTAGACCCATCAAACCGCCACTACGCAGAAATCATGCGTCAGGTTGATGCTGGCACACTAACCATTCAGGATGCAGAATGAGTGATCCTATCTATGTAGAGAAAGACCGATTTGCCTCTGGTGCCAACTCTGTTTTTGCGGGCCGTCGTTATTGGCTTGCTGGTTACTGCGAGGGTGACGGCATTTGGAGCGATGATAAGGCTCCTACATCTACATGGACAAACGATGCATCCGTAACGAGCATTTGGACTGATGATACATCCGCAAGCGGGACGTGGACGGACGATTAATAAACTGATATGATGCGACTAACAAAGGAAGCGTAATTATGGCGATTAGCATTACAAAACCAACAGTTGGTGGCTCTGAAGATAGCTGGGGCGATCAAATCAACACAGCCCTTGATGCTATCGTGGATGGCTTGAACGGCACTTCAGGAACTAGTGCGCCAAACTTAGAAGAGGGCGCGTGGAAAATTGGAGGCACAGCGGTCACAGCGACTGCAGCTGAGATTAACCTTTTGGATGGAGATAAGGCTTCAGGTTGGGCCATAAACGCAAACGGTACAAACTTAGAATTTAAATATGCTGGGACAGTCGTGTTTAAGATGACAAGCACGGGTACATTCCAAGCGGCAGATGACATTCAAGCGGTGGTTACGTTCTAATGGCAGTAAAGTCTTCTGGCTCACTCAGCATGGTAACAGACATTGTTGGCGAGTTTAGTGGGACTGCGCCACACGGTTTGAAAGAGTATTACCGTAATGGTAGTGCGGGCGTTTCATCGCAAAACACGAATGTTCCTACAAGTGGTGAAATTGGGTTTAAAGATTTCTACGGCGCTGTCTTACAGTTTTCGCATACGATTTCTAGCAATCAGAAGCAGATGAACCTAAACACCTATTTGGTCGGGCAAGGTTGGAATGGTGCCGATCCTGTGGTTCTAACAATTGCCAGCAATGTTTATCTTTGGTCTGACAGCACAAGTGTTGCTGGCCTTACTATTCCATCAAACCTCAACAACAAGCTGACTATCCACCATTATGGTAAAATTATTGGTCGCGGAGGAAACGGCGGTAATGCTGGGGCTAATGGCGGGGCAGGAGGGCCAGCCGTTTCTAATTCTGCGACAGGTGTTGTTCTGCACCACTATTCTGGGTCATTCATTGGCGGTGGCGGCGGTGGTGGCGCAGGCGCCGCTTACGGCGGCGGTGGCGGTGGTGCTGGTGGCGGAAGCGGCGGCAATGGCACAGGGGCTAATGGCTCTGGTCGTGCTGGCGGTGCTGGTGGTTCTATAGGTCAAGCAGGTAGCTCACCCCCTGCTGATGGCACTACATCAGGTACTCCACGCTCTGGATACAATTGGGGCGGCTCAGATGGAGGCTGGGGTACACGAAATGGCTATGGCGGTGGTGCTGGTGGCGGTGGCGCAGTAGCTATCGACACAGGTTCCTCAAATGGCATCTGGGGCGGCGGTGGCGGTGGTGGTGGTCGCATTACGACACCTTCTGTCCAAGGAAACCTTATAGCCTCTGGAACATCCCAGCTTGTAACCACTAGTTCCCAAACATCAGCGGGCGCTTCATATGTAACAGGAACTGCCTCAGGGGCGTTTGGTGGTAAAGGCGGCTTGCGAAAGGGGTATTTGCGCACGGGTAGTGTTCCTAATGGTGGTGCTAACGGAAGTGTGGGAACCCGAGGTTTTGGAAGCTACGGTGGGGAAGATGGCGCAGGTGGTGGCGGCGGCTGGGGCGCAGCAGGAGGTCGCTCTGCATCAGCATCAGGCGGTGCAGGCGGTGCAGCTTGGGCTGGTACGAACTGGGCAAGCAACCCTACATCATCAGGCACAATTTACGGAACAACATAATGACACTGATACCGTTAGACATACCTGCAGGATTTTACCGCAACGGTACAGACTATGAGCAGAGTAATCGCTGGCGTGACGGTTCATTGGTGCGCTGGCGAGATAATAGCCTACGCCCTATTGGGGGCTGGCAGGAGCGCAAAACATCATTCTGCACAAACCCAGTACGCGGAATGCATACTTGGGAGGCGCTTAACTCCACTGCGTGGGCTGCTGGTGGCTCTCAT